TCATCAGCATCATATTCAACACCATCTCTAAGTATATCTTCCATTTCACTAGCATACATTTGTTGGTAGTGTTTCATCATTACTTGGAATCTATCTTGATTGTCATTTGAATTAAATTTTGTAAGTTGTGGACAAGCATAAAATCCTATTACTCTAAATACACTTGCTCTTTTAAATTGTGCATCTGTTAATAATGTTGCGTCCATTTCATTTGAATTTAAAACAGAAATATCTCTGTAAGTAGTTTTGGCATAAATTGGAAACCATTTGATTCTTAAATCTCGTTCTATATCTGCTCTTGCTTGTGCGTGATAATCATTTGGGCTTGTGAATGATGCTATCCCAAATCCTAAAATATCTGGTTGGTAAAATGTTAAATTTGCGTCTGTTGAAAAATTTGCCATGTATTAATCCTTTGTAATATATTTTCTTCTTAGTTTTCTAGGAGTTACTTTAGCAAATATTTCTGCTTCAGTTCTCTCTAGTTCCTTATCAAATCCAAAATGTGTAGTTGATGTATGTTTAAATCTATCTACTAGCACATAGCGATAAACATAATCCTTGTTTTTAAAATGCAAAACTGTTTTGGGAGTGTCTATCTGTTTCATAATTAAGTGGTGGGGATTTTACTCCCCACCGAAGTTGTTAATTAAAGTGCAGAATCCACTACTACAGTACAACCATTAGTATCTTTAGCGATACCAACTCCGTATACTACAGTCGCAACTAATTCATCTGCTCTCAAAGAAGCATCACGTTGTGCTTCAATTTTGAACTCTTGCTTCATAGCTAATCCGATAGCTGAAGAATGGAATACTCCACCATTAATGTCATCAGACGCATCAATAGTAAAGTTAGCATCTTCATACACATCAATACCAGCTATAGTTCCGATATATCCGTTTCTAAGAATATCATTTCCTAAATCAGAAATTGATGTTGCATTAGAAGCCGCATAACCAGATTGAGTTAAAGTCTTTTTCAGATTGAAAAGTGCTTTAGGGTGAAACACAGCAGAATAAGGTGCAGGTACTCCACCTGATCTTAAAATTGCTTGTGCTTTGAAAAGCAAGTCAGCAGTCAATTCAGTTCCAGCAGAACCTAAATCGTTTGCTGATGCAAAATCAGAAAATAAAGCGATTAAATCTACATCAACTTTTTTAGCGATTGCTTCACCAAATAATCTACCTAGATCAGCACCTACGTTTCTTGATGCTGTATTTCTAGCCATATCAGTTAATGTTGCCATAATACCTTTTTCCCCAACTGTGATAGTTGCGTTTGAAGTGCTTACAGCAGTGTTTGTTAAGTCTGTTGCTTCTGCAACTGACGCCGCAGATACTGTTGGGTAGATAGGTATATCTACTACTTTTCCTGAACCAGTAATTGGGTACATAGTTACAAGATTTCTTACAACACCAGTATCTTGGAATGTAAATATAGCTTCAGCAGTTATATTTTCAAAGAGATCGTCTAGGGTTGTGTTTGTTGTTTCATTTGCCATTGTTTTATTTTAGTTAGTTAGTTTTTTATTGTTGTTGCCTTCATTGTAAAGTTACCTTGATCTCTTTTTCTTCTAATTTCAGCATATACTTTTCTGTCATTAGGATTATTCATATCAAGATCACCTATTTTGAATTGCTTAGGGGAAGCACCACCAACTTTACTCTGTGAACCACTACCACTTTGAGTAGCCATCACATGATGAGGGTTGAGTTTTAAATATTCGCTAACTAAATCATTAACTGACATAGGTTCGCCTTTATCTGAATATCTCGGAGTGCCATTGTCGTTTATCACTTCAACAGAACCATTATCAGATAGTCTAACATTTGATCTTAGTAGTTGTTTAACTTCTGCTGGTTTAACAGCTTTCAGTCCACTAGCTACATTAACCAAAGTCTCATCTATTCTGATTCTTTGTAATTCAGATTCCAACGATTGAATTTTTGAATCCTTTTTTGATACAGTCTCTTTTAAAACTTTATCAAACTCGCCTCGTTGTGTGGCGATTTCTATTTCCTTTTGTTTCTTTTCATCAAGAAGTTTTTTAGCTTCTTCAATATCAAGTCCGTCTAGTTTACTAGAAACACTTTTTTTGTATCTCTCTAAACGTCTTTGAACAATGTTCTCTAGTTGTTCTTCACTAAATACTTTTTGTTCTGCTATTGTAACATTAGGGTTGCCAACATTTTCCTGAGATGTTGTATTCTCAACCGACACTTGTTCTTTTACTTTGTCGTTCATTGTTTGTTCTCCTTCTATATTATTATTGTTATCAATTATCAAGAAGATTGCTGAAATGCAATATTAAATTGTAGATTTTCCTTTTTCATCAATCCAACTAGGGTCAACTGGTTGCCAACTATGTCTGCAATTATAACCACCTCTAACTATAAATGGACTACCTTGATCTCTACCTTGCCCAGTATCATTAGCCCATATTTGATTAATTTCTTCTTCATTATAAACTTTACCTGCGTGTTTTATGCAAAAATCTCTAGAATCTTTCATTAAAGAACCATAGTATAAATAGCTAGTAAGACCAACTTCATCTGCTCTATATTTAGCAAACTGTCCATCAAATCCCATAATAGAATCTTGAACAACTAAAGTGGCATATTTTACAAAGCTATCTCCTTGTGATGTTCTTCCATAATTTTGTTTAAGTTCGTCAATAGCTGTTGCAACTTCAGCACCATTAGGATTATTTGAAATATATTCTACAAGCTGTTGTGCTTTAACATTATCTGAATATTGATATATTCCATTTATTTTATCTCTAATTGTTTGAACCATTTGACTTGATGATCTACCAACTAATGTACTCTGATAAATTTCTTGTGCTAAAGTATTTGTAAATTCTGTTCCTAAATTTTGAAAGTTAGTAAATGCTAATTTTTTTAACTGTTGAATAGTTACTAAATCAGCTTCTGTTATTTGTTTAAATTCTGGTGGTATAGGAAGTTTACCATAAGTAGCAACAATAGTTCCTGCAATTTTGTCGTAGTCATTTATAAATGTTTGTACTGGTTTTAAATAAAGTTCTTCTATTGCTTGTTGTAACTTTGGTCTTATTTCAATAGCTAATCTTGTGTTAAATAATGTTCCAGTTTTATTTGGTAATTCTAAAGCTATATTAACAACTTCTTGTTCTAACCTTTGTAATGCTTTGTATAAAAGTTCTTGATGTTTTGTTTCTAAAGAATTTAATATGTTTTCTCTTGCTAATCTTAACTGTAATAAAATATCTTGTGCCACATTAAATTGTAGGTAAAGTTATTTGTTCTTGTGCAAACTCTCCTAATACTTCTGTACCACCATCAATCTCAGAATTAATTTGTTCTAATACAGTATCATCATCAATAACTGTTTTAGCAATTTGTTTATCAATCTCTTTAGCAAATGTAGCTGATTTAATATTACTTGCTTTAGCTTGTTGTAATAATTCTAAATCAGTTGCCCAGTCTCTAATATCAAATGTACTTGGGTACTCTATCTCACCATCAAATATTGTTTCTTGCCATAAAGCAAATAATCTCCAAATTTGTTCTTCAGCTAATTCCATAAGTTTAGATTTTTCACTTAGTCTAGCATTTAGTAATTCAAATTCTGTTCTTAAAGCTATACCAGATTGTACTCGTTCTGCTGTTGCTCTAATTGTTCCAACATGAGTTAAACGATTGATAGCTTCTACTTTATGATTAATTGATTTTAATACTCCATCTAAATTACTTCCGTTAGGTTGTAATATGTAAGGTTTTAAATTTGAATCTAAGTTATCAGGAATTTCAATTATAGAACCTGCACCTGCACCTGCGTCAGTATCTTTAGTTTTAACAAGTGATGGGTGATTAGATAATCTTATAATTTGTTCAATCTCAGATAGTTCATTGTAGATTCCTTTTTGTAAATCAACAACATCAGTTAAATCAGAAACTCCAATACCACGCATTGGGCTTCTCTGATTATATAAAATAACTGCTGGTATTTTTTGTATCGGATTAGGAACTGAAGAAACAAGTTTTGGTTCGTCTCTATTTTGTGATGATAAAAATACACAATCAATTTTATCTATATACCAAAGTTTATAGTAATCACCTTCTGCTGTTGATTCTTCTCTAACTTTTAAATAATCTAAGTAATAATATCCAGCATCACTTCGTTCATAATGCCAATCTAAAATATTTTCTGGTGTATATAAATTTAAGTAGGGTCTAATACCTTGATCTAATTCTTCTGCTCTAGTCATTACGTTTGTTGATGGCTTATCAACAATTAACCATACATGACCATAAACAGAAGCAAATCTTTGTGCTTCTCTTAGTAATGAATTAAATGATCTACCTTCTAAGTCAGCATCATCTATAAATTCTTCAACGGATTGATCTCCGTCTAAAGAACCTAATTCTCTAACTGGTGGAACTCTAAAAAGAAATGAAGAATAAATATCTATAATATTGCGACAATGATTATCAAGAGGTGTGTTTTGTATTCGTTTATAATATTCGTTTTCTAATTCTAATTGGTATGCTTGTAAAAACTTACCTTGTGCGTATTCTTTACCACCTAAATAACTTCTTATAAAATATTCCCAGCTTAATACTAAACCTTTATAATGTTGATGTTGTAATTCTAAATCTGCTCGTGTGTAGCCCATTATGAAAACCTTTTATATTTTCCTTTAGGAAGATTGCTTAAAATTGGAAATAAGTATTCTATTGCGTAGCCTAATGCGTCAGTCATGTGGTCATACCCATTATTCTTCTCTAATTGAGTTGTTCCTTCTTTGTACACTTGTTTCATTAAACTATTTATAGTTGTTTTGCAAGAGGGGTCTATTAATACACTTCTTTTACCATCAAAACTTTTTAATTTAGAATTAACAGAATTAACTCTATCTCTTACTAAAGCATGACTGTTTTTACATCTAACATTTAATCCGTAATTTTGCAAGATAGTTAGATCAGTTCGTCCCCCAGCAGATGTTTTTCTGGCTTTAGCAGATGGGTCTGGATAAATAATAAATTTGGCATTTGGGTATCTGCTTGTAAGTTCACTTATAAACTCGTCTGTATTTGAACTGTAAATAACTATTTCATCAAAGACATGAATAATACCATTCTTGATATTAAATAAACAGGCAGACATTGGGTCAATGTTAAAATCTAAACCAATATGCACTATTTCTTTTTCATCATAACTGCATGGTTTGACATTTTCTTCCATACTAAAATTATAGTAAACAACACCTGAGTATGTTTCAAATGAAGCTAGATACTCTTGTCTAAATGTACGTTCATCTAAATCTTTCATGGCTTGTTCAATCTCACTTTGATTTACTTGACCACCTTCTAAGGTTGTAAATTTAAAAGACTTCCATTCTGGGTCTTGCCCTAAACCTCTTTGATATATGCTGTAACTCCAGCTACCAAATCCTCTTGGTGTACCAGTAAATAGTACATGTCCATTAACATGCTTGTCAGATATTGTTGGTCTAAGAACTTCTGTCCATGCTTCTTCTGGTATATCTGCAAATTCATCTATTAATAAAAATGATAATCCAACTCCTCTTAAATTGTCATAAGATTTATCAGCGCCTTTTAAACTTATTTGACAACCATTTTTAAGTATCATTGTTAAGTCAGATTCATTTAAGTATCTAACCCATTTTTTTTCTTGAACTATTTTCTTTAGTGGCTTCCACATTATTTCTTTACACATTCTATAGGTAGGCGCTACATAGAATATCTTTTTATCAGGGTTTCTACTCGCATGTTTTAATAACTCATACATAGCTAAATGAGTTTTACCAAATCTTCTTCCAGAAATTAAAACTCTAAATCTATTGGGTGATAAATAAACTTGTTTTTGCGGTTCACTAAAAGCCATTTAGTTTACTGACTTAAATGAGTTCTCTAAATCTTCTTCTAGTTTTTTAATTATTAGGTTTAGTCTTTGTATTTCTTCATGGTCAAGATCAGCTTGTTTTAGTAAGTCATAAATTCTAACTTCTAAATCGTTGCTTCCTCGCATTTTTCTATCTAGCATTTTTGGTTTTTTCCTTTCACACATACATTGTTTCATTTCTTTTTGTTCTGGTATATTCTCAAATATCTTCTGCCTAAAGCTATTGCCTCTTGTTTGCTTCTGCCTCTATATCCCCATGCTTCTAAACTTAGTTTAAGTCTTGTTTTACGACCAACAGAATCAAACAGTCTGCCTTTGTTGCTTCCCATTCTAACTAAGAATGAACCTTTGCGTCTGTATTCAGTCAAGGTGTCTGGTCTTCTTTTAACTGGCGGTCTTAGATTGCTTCCAGTAGCACGATTGTATCTTGCTCTACCAGATGCAGATAGACCACCTTTTCTATTCTTATCAGAACTTCTTAAACTAAACTTTTTCATTCCTTAATCTTTTTAGTATTTACTATTATTGGTGTCTTTGGTCTTTTAATTGTCATGCTATGTCGTTTCATTAAAGAAACAATAACACAGTTATGGCAACTTCTTAATTCTAATTCTAATTTAGTAGCCATGTTTTTCCCACAAAATATACATTTGGTGCTGTTAATCATTATAATATGTCCGTAATTGGTAAAGGCATATTTTCTTCTCCTTCAGTATGATCTGCTTGTCCTAGCATTTGTTTTCCTAACCATATTAACATAGTTGCATTACCTTTTCCATTAGTTGCTAGTTCAAATTGTTTCTTTCTTAGCTTCATTTTTCCTTCTGCTCTCCCTTTTGCTATAAACGTGGAATAATTATCTCTTAACGTATCAGTTGAAACATTAAAAAAGTCTGCCATCTCTATTAAAGTACAATGAAAATTAGCTAGTTTCCTTACTAAATCACCATCTAAATCTATACGTGGTCGCCCAACTTTATTACTAGCCATTAAATTTTTATTTATTTATTGTTAATTTTTCCCACCACTCACCTTTTTCATTTGGTAAGTATTGCTTTGGGATTTGTTTCCACGAATTGCATTGGTCAAAAATAATTCCCATGTGTGCAACTGCTGGTTTTCTCTCAGTTAATCCTTGCTTAACTTGCTTAACGTACTCTAAATGTTCTACCCAATGTCCTGTATATCTAAATCTTAAATGAAGCATAGAATGACATCTCACGCATAATACGTGAATACTTTTTAAGTAATCATCAAATGTTTCTCCATATTCTTCTGCGTGTGGCATTGTTTTGTGATCTGCTAAACACATGCTACATTCACCATCTAACTTAACCCACTCAGGTAGTTGATTGTTTTTCTTCATGTATTTTAACTTTGAATACATTTTAAGTCTTATTTCTCCACTCCAATTTTTATATGCTTTCATATATTTTTATAAACCCATGCACCATTTTTAACTGTTGATTTAATCTTCCAGTTTTTTTTTACCCACCAATTTGGATTAGAAGATAGTTGATCTATATAACAGGCATTATTACTTTTAAAATAATTAATAATATGTTCCATTAATTTGCTTCCTATTCCAAGTTTTCTATATTCTGGTAAAACAAAAACTCCTCTTATGCGTCCCTTGCCATCTTTTAATATACTACCAGCAACTCCACACAAGTTTTTTTCATCATAAGCACCAAACCAGACAGTAGTCTTTGTATCTTTTAAACAGACTTTGTCTTTTATGGCTTTGCTTGATAATGGTTTTACAATATTAAATTGTATTTGGTTAATTGCTATCATTTTCAACTGGGTACCATGCTTTCTTGTATTTATAATCTTTGATGTTTTTCATTTTAAAAACTCCGTCTTGGTAAAGTAAATCAATCTCATCTTTAGTTGCGCCAATTTCTTGTGCTATTTCTTTGTGGTCAAGTTTATGCACATCTATTAGTTCATGTATTATTTCACTCATTTGAACTGCAACATGAGAACCTTTTGCTCTATTCATTCTAATTGTTAAAATCATAGCAGTTGGTCTATCAATATCTAAAATTGCGCAAGGTATTTTGCCATTGTAAACTTCTTTGATAGCTTTACTGTCCTGAGATAATCTCCATCTATGAAATCCATCAATTATAATTTTGTCTTTTGATATTAAAATAGGTTGCACCCACCCAGTTTTTAATAAACTTCTTTCAAGTAATTTAAGTTCTGGTGTAAAAACTACATTTGGATTGTAGTCATTTCCATTTAGATCACTAGCTAAAATCCATTGAATATTATTTATTGGGTCTAACATTTGTTTTTCCTTTTGGTAAGATGTTTCTTTTAAAAGAACCACTTATATAAACTTTAAGCAAATATTCTGGAGTATATGATTCTGGACTGTTTCTTATTGCACTCATAACTTTATTAAATTTGTTTAAAGCTAATTTATATTGGTTCTCGTCATCAGCTAGATTATCTTCAATCCAAGCCCTAACTCCTTCATAAGATTTACCATATCTTTCTTTAATGGCATCTTTATCAAGTTCTTTATAATATCTTTCATGTGCTAACATTTCTGGAAACACATCAATAACTCTTTGGTAAAAATCTGGAGTTGTTGTTCTTATTAAATTAAATCTTTTGGCGCTTTCAGCATGAAGTGGTGTTGATACTCTAAGATTATTATTTGCCCACATTTGCATGTCATATATTTTGCAATATTTAATGTTGTTATCATAAAAATATTTAAAGATGTCGTCTTCGTCCCAGTCAAATAGTGGTTTGCATAGCATAACATTTCTAGCATTTGGGTCGCTAACTTGATTTATATAGTTGTCATTAAGTTTATTAACTGATGATCTAAAACGCATTAAAGATTCACTTGCTCTTATACCAGTTATAAATGCTATTTTTCCTTTATAAAATTGCGCTGTAAATGCGTCCATTGTGTATTGGTCAAATATTCTATCATCAGAATCTAAAAGACTATAAGAAAAGTCTGGTTTTTGTCTTACCCATTTTCTGTTTTTGTCCCATTGTGTATAGCTATGACAAACTGATAAAATATATTTTGTTGATTTTAATGGTACGCAAAACCAAATCATTTTTATCCAGTCTTTTTTTCTGTACTCATCTACAAAGTTTATAACTTCGTCTGGTATTAGTTCTTCATCTCTAAACACAACGTCTATTGGCTTTGTTATGTTTCTTTCTTTTGCTACTTCATGGACTAAGTGTAGCGCTACTAATGAATCTTTACCGCCTGAAAACATAACAACAACAGAATCAAAAATATCATATATATGGTGTATTCGTTTCTTTGATTCTATGTAAACATCAGTATCAATATATTGTTTAACCTTGACCATAATTCTTGCTTTTAATAAATTCAAAAAGTCTTTCTCCAGTAGTTTGTAAATCTGGATAAATAATTTTTAAATTCTTAATTAGTTCAAACCAAGCATCTTGCTGAAATGTATTGTCAAATATTATGTTGTATTGAATTATAAAATTATTTGTTTGGTCAAAATTATCTTTGATAAGTTCTTGAGTTTCACTATCATTAAATATTTCATTATTTAATATGCTTGTTAGTTCTAAGTCTGCAAATCCTAATATGTTTAAATCAAATTCTTCTTCTTTTAAATTTTTTATTTCTTCATTAAGTGTTTGAAAATTCCAACTGGCATTTAAAGCCAATTTATTGTCTGCAATAATTAATGCTCTAATTTGTGATTTGCTTAATCCAGTAATTGCAATACATGGCACTTCTTCATGTCCAAGCAATTTAATTGCTTCTAATCTTCCATGACCAGCAATTATTGTGTTGTTTGAATCAATTAATATTGGATTTGTAAAACCAAATTTTTTAATACTATTTGCTATCTGTGATATTTGATGTTCTGTATGCGTTCTTGAATTGTTCGCATAGGGTATTAAGTCTATAACTTTTTTATTTACTATTTCCATAATTAACCGATTACGTGTTCGTATTTTGTTATTTATTCTTTTTTTAGTGATCTGTAAAGAAATTCTAATACGTTTTGGTTTTGGTATAGTATGTGGCAAATTCCGTTTGCTAATGAATTGCAGGTTATTTCTTCTGCTTTGGCGCTAAGTTCTATTTTATATTCATCATGTAAAAGATGGAATAATTCGTGCAACAAGGTATTGCTCATTTCAATAGGGTCTAATGATTTATCTAAAGTCATCAAGTTTTTGCTTGATTCAAACTCCCCAAACATATTTTTTTTAGATGCTATCTCGTGGTCAATGAAGTCTAACTTAATCAGTCTGCTTCCAAAGACTATCTCGTTAGGTAAGTTCATTTACAGATTTTAATTATAATAATAACAAAAGCTAATATCGCTATTAACAAT